CTTGGTCAGAAACATAGCGCCGTTAGCAATCTGCTGGTACACCCAATCCTCCCCTTTGTTGTTAATAGCATTCCGAAGAACAGCTAACCCCACCGTAGTGGCAAGAGCCCTCGAAGAGGGTTTTTGCTTACGTCTAACGAGTTGCTGAGACATAATGCACGAATTCAAAAATCTTTGTGATAACGAAGCTAAATTGTTGTTGGTCTTGTATTGGATCCCCGAGACCAATCGGAGACTGTACATCATGATCGACCAGAGTTTGGCGGGAGCCGTGCAGTCGTTCGGCATTTTGGTTAGCACGTAAATATTTACATCTCGACTGAGAAAACGTTTTGGTCCTTTTAACAATCATGACCCAATAGCTTAACGTAGCTTAAACGTCGTAAGGCATCAGTGGTGCGTACTCCACAGAATCTCCAAAGGAAGAAGTAACAGCAAACTTACGATAAAATTCTTCCAGCACCTCCTGTTCATCGGGCAGAATGCCAAACGCATAATAAAAGCTGACCCTAGTTTCAGGCAGGATCTCACGGTATTCAAACTTCATGTTCTTTTGCAGAGCTCGCACACCCCACGATTGACCATCAAGTTTGGCAACAAAACCCTCAGACTGTGAAACGTACATCTGATAAAAGTCCTGAAATACCGGTATTCCTCCTGTCATACTGAGGCCGCCCTGGCCCACAGCGCGCATCCACTGGCGAACAACTTTGTCGTTTTCAAAACCATGTACACTGCAAGTATCCTTGGCTATGGCCCATTTTGGGTGCCGCACCATTACATACTCTTCAGGCCCACCGTAACGGACAGGGTGAGTCTGACAGAACTCGATTTCCTCAAACACATAACATGGAGGCTCAACGGTCATGTTGAAACCCATGGACAAAAACCATGCGTCCAACCCATTGGAGAAGCGTTCCAAGTCCTCACGCTCCATGAAGACTACACAGTCATCCCCATTATTGGCAAGGAGCGTGCGAACGCCTTGATCCATGGAGAACTGTTTAATCATACAACACATGAGGATACAATTACCGAGCGACGTGTTCATGTCACCAGACATGCGACCGCCGAACTTTGTGTATTTGAGCGACCCATCTTCAC